CAGAAATACAGATGCAGCTTGATTTCTACGGTGCAGAGGCGGGGCAGATGGCGCAGAAAACCGTTTTGCTTTGGCACGATTTCTACGCCTGCGAACGGCTGAAATCCTGCCAGCCGCTATATGCCGACCCCGCACGCTTCATGCCGCTCACCAACGAAGAGAGCGAATATGAAGAACGCTGGATGACTACTGTTCATCTGGCTTACGCGCCGCAGGCAGAACACCCGCAGCAGTTTGTAAACGCTTTTGATTTAACCCTGATCCAACCGTAAAGGATATATCCATGTTCCAATCTATTCCGGCAAATAAAATTGTCAGCGTGAATCCCGCCGTACTCAGTTCCGGCGGTTCCCCCCTGTCGATGAACGCCGTCTTTTTGAGCAAAAACGAAAACCTACCCACCGGCCGGCATACCGCGTTCCCCGATGCTTCGGCAGTCGGCGAGTTTTTCGGCTTGTCCAGCGAAGAGTTTAAAGCCGCGCAAGTGTACTTTAAAGGTTTCGATAATTCGCACATCAAACCCGGCACGCTGTATTTCTACCCCTACAACGTCGGCAAAGAAGCCGCTTATCTGCGCGGCGCAAGTGTGAAAAGCATGAGCCTTGCCGCCCTGAAAAAACTTTCGGGCAATCTGAAAGTGAACATCGACGGCAGCGACAAGAGCGGCGACAACATCAACCTTTCCGCCGCCACCAGCTTTTCCGATGCCGCTGAAAAAATCGGCACAGCCATCAGTGCTACCGTGCAGTTTGACGAGCAGTTGCAAGCGTTTGAAATCGTTTCTGCCACCCAAGGCAGGGCTTCAGAAATCGGCTTTGCCACCGGCACGTTGGCCGAAGCCTTGAATCTGACCGAAGCCAAAGGCGCGGTGATTTCCAAGGGTAACGATGGCGACAGCGCGGAAACCGTGATGGAAGGCGTGATTCAGTCCACTTTGAATTTTGCCACCTTCACCACCGTATTTGAGCCAGAACTGGCCGACAAGCTGGCCTTGGCAAAATGGAGCAACGCGCAGAACAACCGCTTCCTTTACGCCGCATGGGGCAAAGAAGCCGCCGCGCTGCAAACCGGCAACACTACCTGCTTGGGTGCACAACTGAAAGCCGCCGCCTACGACGGTACTGCCCCGATTTACGGCGGGCTGGACAAAGCCGCTTTCCTGTGCGGCGCGATTGCCTCCATTGATTTCACCGAGACACAAGGCCGCATCACGCTGGCGTTCAAAAACCAATCCGGCTTGAGCGTGGACGTGGACAATGCCGCCGATGCCGACAACCTGAAAGAGAACGGCTACAACTATTACGGCGCATGGGCAACCGCCAACGACCGCTTTACCTTCCTTTACCCCGGCCAAATGCCCGGCAAATGGAAATGGATTGATGCCTATGTGAACCAAATCCGCCTCAACAGCCAGTTGCAGCTTGCCCTGATGACCCTGCTCACCTCGGCCAAGGCCGTGCCGTACAACGCCGTCGGTATCGCCCTGCAACGCGCTGCCTGCCAAGACCCGATTAACGAGGCCTTGAACTTCGGCAGCATCCAGCCGGGCGTACCGTTGAGCGAACAGCAACGCGCCCTGATTAACAACGAAGCGCGCGTAGATGCCGCAGCGAAGATTGAAAGCACGGGCTACTTCCTGCTGATTCAGAACGCTTCGGCGCAGACGCGCGGCAACCGCCAGTCTATGCCGATGAAGCTGTGGTACACCGACGGCGGCAGCGTGCACAACATCAACCTTGGTTCAATCAACGTCCAGTAAACCACAATAGGCCGCCTGAAATTTCAGACGGCCTCTTTGCAAAGGAAAATATATGCAAACCGTATCAGACCGCACCCTGACCGCCGCCAACAGCATCCTGCTGATGCGCGTGAAGGGCTTTAACGACAACTTCGTACAGATTGAAGGCTACGCTGCCGACAACGCCTTCGACTTCGGGCAAGGCAAAATCGGCGAAACCATGATGGGCGTGGACGGCAAACAGTCTGGCGGCTTCACGCCCTACGAAGTGGACTTCAACATCCAGCTTGCGCCCACCAGCAAATCGCGCGACTACTTCGACCAATTCACCAACGACATCCTGCAACGTCAGGAAACGCGCATGGTGGAGTTTTCGGTTGAAATCAAGGCTGTAAAGAAACGCTACTCCGCCACCGGATTCATGGTGGAAGTCCCGGGCGGCACGACGGCCAAGAAAACATTGGAATCTTCAACCTACAGCTTCCGCATCGTAGTGAAACCGGAGGAAATCTGAAATGGCGTTGAAAACCAAGCAAATCACGATTGAGCACGGGCGGGATAAAGGCCGGGTATTTCTGATTACCGAAATGTCGGCCGCCCATGCCGACAACTGGGCGATGCGCGCCCTGATCGCATTGGCTAACGGCGGCGTGGATTTGGGCAACCTCAGCCCGCAGCAAGGCATGATGGGTATGGCCGGCGTGGCTTTGGACGCATTAGGCCGTCTGAAAGCAGATGATGCCATCCCGCTCTTGAACGAACTGCTGGACTGCGTGCAAATCATCCCCGAAGGCGGCCAACCGCGCCCGTTGAATATGGACTTCAACGATGTGGAAGACTTTACCACCCTGTGGCGGTTGCGGAAGGAGGTGTTCGCATTGCATACCGATTTTTTGCAACACGCCTTTGGCAAGACTACGGCGTCGGAAGAGGAAGGGGCGGCGGCCTAGACTACCTGAACCTGACCCAAACCATAGGCGCGCTGGTGTCTTCCCGCATCTGCACACTACACGAGTTGCAGACGGTGTACGGGCTGGAAGATGCCTTCAACCTTTTGGAGGTCGTCAATACCGATGCCTTCAACCGCAGTAAGGCCGTCTGAAAAAAGGAAATACCATGGCAACCGTTATTGATACTCTGTTTTTGGAACTGGGCATAGATTCGGGCAAATTCGGCACGCAGGCCAAAGAGGCCGAAAACAGGCTTGACCGCATGTCCGCCTCATTCGGCAGGGCGGAAAAAAGCGCGGCCAAATCCTCAAAAGGATTGGAAAAGCAGGCCATGCAGTCTGCCAAAAGCACCAAGCAGGCCAAAAGCCTGACGCAGGCGGTCGGCTCCCTAGCGAAGGGCTTTGCCGCCTTCACCGCCTTGGTGATGGGCTCAAACGCACTGGACAAAATGATTCGGGAAGGTGCGCAGGCCAACGTCGAACTGGACAACCTGTCCCGCAACATCGGCATCAGCCGCAACCAACTCCAAGCGTGGGGCGGCATGGCGGAAATGGCCGGCGGAAGCGCGGAGGGCATGAAAGGCAGCCTTGCCGGGCTGAGCATGGGCATTACCCGCCTGACGACTATGGGCGACACCTCCATGGTGCCGTTCTTTAATGCCTTCGGTGTCGCCTTGCTCAATGCCGACGGTAAAGCACGCGACCTCGACAGCATTATGCTGGATTTGGCCGACCGCTTTGCCAAAATGGACAGGGTGCAGGCCTACAATCTGGCTAAAAGCATGGGTTTGGATGACGGCACCATCAACACCTTGATGCTCGGCCGCGCCGAAATGGAAAAGATGCTGGAAATGCAGCGCAACCTTTACCGTTCCGGCGAAAAGGAAATACAGGTCAGCCGCGAACTGACGCAGGCACGGGGCTACCTGAATGCGCAATGGGACAGCCTGAAAGCCATGCTGGCCGACGCGCTCGCCCCCGTGCTGCTGAAAATCGTCAAAATGGTCAGCGGTTTTGTCGATTACCTGATGAAGCACGAAAACAGCATGAAGCACGTTTTCGAAGGCTTGGCATTTGTACTGGGTGCGGTATTGGTCCCCGTCTTTATCGCCGCCGCAGCCTCCCTGCTGGCCTTTATCGCCCCCTTCGCCCCCTTCATCCTTACCGTCGGCGCACTGGGCGCGGCCTTCCTGCTGCTGTACGACGACTACAAAACATGGGCGGAAGGCGGGAAAAGCCTGCTGGATTGGAAACTTTTTGACAACTACATCAAGACATCGAAAATCTCGACAGACAGCCTGGGCAGCGCGTTTGTGTACCTGCTCACAGGCTACACATCATGGGCGGACGCCGCCAACGGCCTGCTGGACTGGCTCAAACTGAAAGGCTTTATCGACGAAAACGGTTTGTCAATCAAAAGCCTGAAAGAAGGATTCCACAACCTCTATCTGGAAATCAAAAACTACCTGATGCCGTATTTCGAAGCTTTGAGCGATACCTTTACCGCCATGATGAACGGCGATTGGGAGGGAATGAAAAAAGGGATGGGGCGGATGGTCAAGGAAGCCGGAAACGTCGTTACCGACGTTGTCGGCTGGGGGGTGGAACATGCGGCAGGCGTGATCGATACCGCCACCGGCCACGATCCGAACGCGGAAGGCAGCCTGCAATCACAGGCTAAGTCGGTAACCAATGCCGCGAAGCAGATGATAGGCGTGGAACAAACGGAGACCAGGCCGATAAAGGGGGCGGTAAAACTCACCGAGCAAGACATTATCGATATTAAAAAAGTCGCCGCTACGGAAGTTGTTGGCAGCCTGAAGGGTGAAGCATTTGACAAACAACTTGCCGGAGTGGTCGATACCATACTGAACAGGGTATATAAAAAAGGCGGCAATGTCCGCGCCGTTTTAAACGAACGGTGGGCATTCAGCGACATCAACGCACCACGGAAAGGCGCATACGGAAGCGTGCAGAATGTACCTATGAGCAGGGTCAGCGCGCGCGTCAGCAAAGGTGTGGACGAGCATTTGGCAAAACGTGCCGCAGGCATGGCCTCAGTTGTCGGCGGAAATACCCATTATGCCAACCCTTATTTTTTAGGAGAGGCCAGTGCCAAAACTAAAAAATGGGTGCGCGAAGTGGAAAGTCAGGCGAATGCAACCGGCCAACGCTTCGGCGCAGGAAAGGCCGTCCATGTGCACGGCACCCCTACAGGGAGTAAAGCAGCCCCTGCATTCAGGGTAATACTAGGGGGAAATCAGGCCGTCGCGGCAGGTGCCCAACGCGGGATGCAATCCATGCAGCAAGGCGAGGCAGTACGCGCCCAAAACGTAACCAACAACAACCAACGCACCACGCAGGTTTCCATCAACGGCGGCATACACGTCCAATCGTCGGCAAGCACCATCACTGGCACGATGGACGACGCATCCGCCGCCGCGCGAGACCGCATGGTTCAGATTGTCCCGGCAATGGTATAGCGGCCGTCTGAAAAGCGAAAACCCGCAAAGGCGCGAATCTTTGCGGGTTTTCTGTTTCTGAAACCTTTGATACGGAAAGGCAGAACATGGATGAAGTATAGCAAAACCAAATTGGAAATGCACCCGAAGGAGGGAATGAAAGTGGAAATTTACGCCAGCCCGTTCGTGCGGGCGTGTATCGGCATTGCCATTCTGATGGTGGCGGCGGGCTTGTTCGCCCTGATGGCCGCACCTTTGGCCAGTGTTTTGAAATAGGCCGTCTGAAAAGCGAAACCCGCAGGGCGGCAACTCTGCGGGGTTTCTGTATTTAACCCTTATCCAACAAGGATTAAACAATGTATGAAGTATAGCATAAACAAAGAGGTGCGGAAAATGTTTGAATTATTTGCGAAGTATGCGGCGTTGCGGCGGATGTTCTACGCACTGCTGCTGATGGCGGCGTATTGGCGGCTACCCGAGATACTGGCAGTTTTAAAATGATTGCGGGATGCTGGAACGACGGATGCCTGTTTATTTAAATATTAGGTAATGTTAGAATCCGCCGGATTTTTTATCTAACGGAGAATAAAATGGGAAAACCGTCAATCCTTGAGGAATTGGAAAAATTGGGCGAATTGAGGGACAAAGGCATTTTGACCGAAGAGGAGTTTGCCGCACAGAAGGCAAAACTCCTCAATGGCGCGGATGCCGCAGGCGGAGTGCCGAAAAATCCTCAAGAGGGGCAGGCAGAGCCGCAGCAACAGCAACAGCAGCCTCAGGCACCGCAACAGCAACACCAACCGCATCAGCCGTCTATCGTCATCCAGCAATCCTCCATGCCCAGTGCGTCGTCATCTGCCGCAGCCGCAGCCGCCAGCAGCGGAGACGGTTTTTGGGGGACGTTTTTGAAAATCGTGGGCGGCATCTTTGTTTTGTCCATCATCCTTGCCACGTGTACTTTGAGCGGCCGCGACAAGAAAACGGAAAAACAGGAGGCCGTGCAGCAACAGGCATCCGCCGTTGTTGCCGAACCGGCGGAAACGCCGAAGGACGTGCCGGAGGAAAACCTAGAAGCCAAACTCGGACAGGCGCAGGCCGACTATGCGGAAGCCGAAATCCGGCTGAACAAAGTTTGGAAGGAAATGGATGCCGGCGTGCGCGAACACTTGAAGCGCGAGCAAGTGGCCTGGAACCGCGACAAAGAAAGCACTTGCAACCTGTATGCGAAAGAAAACGGCCAGACCCAGCAGGAGCGCGATATTTTCCGTCTCGACTGCTGGACGGACAAATCCGACCAGCGCACTTCCGAACTGATCGCATTGGAAAAACAATTACTGCCGCAGATTCAGAAAGCCCAAAAAGAGCAACTGGAGAAAAGCTCGGCGGTTGCCATTGCGGAAATCGAAAAAGTGCATGCCGCATGGTCGGAAGTCCCCGACGACATCAAACAGCAGCTTGAAGGCGATTTTGCCGGATGGAAAGACGAGGTAACGTCCACCTGCTTCCCCGAAGGCAAAGACAGCGTGCAGGATGTGATTAAGAGCAACGAATGCGTCACGAAAGCGGCGCAGAAGAAGTTGAAAGAAATAAACGGATACAAAATATGATGATGAGGCCGTCTGAAATTCAGACGGCTTTTCAGGATTATCTGCATACAGAATCTTGAAAATAGTTTAGCAATGCCGTATATTCCGACGCAAGGCATTTATTTTTCAACATCAGCTTAAGGGGATAGCTATGAGACATATTTATTCGGAAAGCCGTGATTTCCGCCTTTCAGACGGCTGGGACGGCAATGACTGACAGCCTAATACAGATAGCAACGCCGATATTGACTGTTATCGGCGTTTTTGTTGCCGCTTACGGCATCATGAGGAATACAGAAAACGCCAAAAAGCGCGCCACCATCGACATGATCATGGCCGAACGTAACAATGCCGCCCTTCAAGAAGCCATAACCATAGTAAACGGGCTGGCAAAAACAGACGGATGCATACTCGCCACCTATACATCAGATGCCCCGGACAAGAAGAAAGACCGTGAAGCCATACTGACGGTTTTAAACCAGCGCGAATTTGTCTGTGCGGGCGTATTGGGCGGAGCACTGCACGAGAAAATGTATAAAGATTTCGAATACTCCATGCTGTTACGTGACTGGGACAACCTAAGCAGCTTCATTTTTGAAATACGCCGTATCAGGCGCGCACCGACGGCCTTTCAAGAATTTGAAGCCGTAGCCCGAAAATGGAAGAAAAAGCCTCTGAAAACCAAATAGCTTAATAGCTTAACATACGCCGCAACATAGGCCGCCTACGGTTTTTGGGAAACCCCTTGCATTTGCAGGGGGTTTTGTTTATGATGGGGGTTCCTACTTCAAATGCTGTACCCGTGCCAGCAGCGCGGTTTTTTCATATCTGCTCCCATCATCATATATTTGCCGCATTTCCGTTTCCTTGGTTGCGACAGATTTCAAGTTATGGGGGTGCGGGTAGCAGCAATGCCCCGGCGTCTCATTTGAACGTAGGACACCCCCGCCCAATTTGGGCGTTCCTAAATCCTTAATCAAATGGAGTTCATCATGAACACTAATTTTTCTCTATCTTTTCACAACGTCGATTTTGATATTACAGATATTCACGGCCAGCCTTGGTTAAGGCTGCCTCAAATTGGGGTAGCCTTGGGATATGCAAATCCCTACAAGGTTCAGCAGGTATTTGACCGCAACGCCGACGAATTTACCGACAGCATGACCCAAGTCATCGAACTGCCCACCGCAGGCGGCAAACAGCAGGTGCGTGTATTCAGCCTGCGCGGCTGCCACCTGCTCGGCATGTTGGCGCGAACCAAAGTAGCCAAAGAGTTCCGCCGTTGGGTGCTGGATGTATTGGAAGAAACTTTACTTAACGGCAAAGTTTCAGACGGCCCTGCCGCCAAAACCACCGCCGACGACCGCACACCGTTGCGGCAGGCCGTCGCCGCGCTTGTCGGACGAAAAGGCATAGACTACAGCACCGCCTACGGCATGGTGCACCAGCGTTTCGGCGTCGGCGCGATTGAAGACATCCCCGCCGAACAACTGCCCGAAGCCGTCGCCTACGTCCACGCGCTGACCCTGCATACGGGATTGGTCGGCGAAGTCCTCGACCGCGAACCATTGCCCGCGCCGCAACCTGCCCTGCTCGACGGCCTTGACATCGAACGCTTCGCCGTAACCGTCTACTACGGCGCATGGGCACTCGAAATGCTCAACGAAGTCGCCCTCCCCCTCAGACAACTCGGCCACCCCAAAGCCACCACCATGCACACCCTGTGGGCCGAAAGCCGCGGCTTCCTGCGCCACAACGTCCAAGCCCTGCGGCGCATCCTCCCGGCATTGGAACCCGACCGCGCCGCCCACGTCCGCGGCTCGCTCGACAGACTGCAAAGGCTCAACGCCCGCTTCATCTGACCGCACGGAAGCGCGGGTGGCGGTGGGAAAAGGGGCGCAATACCGCGAAGCCGCACGAAGACAGCATGATTCCGTGCCTCGTGCATCAGAATAATTTTTAACCCCCGCAATACTGCCGAAATGGCAGTCAGACCGCCGCGCCGCAAGGTTCGGCGGCCTTTGTGTTGGAAAAACGATAGGAAGGTTGATTATGGCTTGGAACTCAATCGGCATACCGAATATCCCCAAATTGCCGACGAATATAAGCGGTGCGCTGATACAGTTCGGCGGCGCGGCATTGATTAACGCCGTTTTCGGTAATTATTGGGGGATATTCGGCCAAAACGGCATCCCGCTGCTGTTGGCGGACAATGTAACCGCCATCAAACACACTTCCGCGTCCAAAGTGGCCAATGCGCCCGTAGAACAAGGGTCGTTTGCCAGTTACAACAAGGTGGACGACCCGTTCACAATGACCGTGCAGATAACCAAAGGCAGCGGCGGCGTCGTGATGCGCGGCGCGTTTCTCGCTTTGGTGGATGCGCTGGCCAAAAGCAACGACCTGTACATGGTGATTACGCCGGAGGCCGTCTATCCGAATATGGCGATTACGGGCTATGACTACGCCCGCGAGGCTTCGGATGGGGCGCGTCTGTTGAAGGTCAATATCCATCTTGCGGAAGTGCGTCAGGTTAAGGTGAAGTACACCAAAACCAAAGCACCGGAAGCGCAGAAGATGCAGGACAACGGCAAGCAGGCGGCGAAGCCTGCGCAAAATCAATCCGGCCAGTCCTTCCTGTCCAAGATTGGGGATTTTGCCAAGGGCGGCTTGGATAAAGTCAAAGGCTGGTTCAAATAGGCTGTCTGAAAATGATTTATGAAATTCCTTTAAAACCCGTCCCCTCCCAGCAAACGACCGTCGGCATCGAAGGGCGGGATATTACCGTGGCCGTCCGGCTGCGGCTTGGCCGTCTGTATGCGGACGTGAAGGCGGACGGTGAGTATTTGGTTCAAAACCGCGTCTGTCTGGACGGCGTGCCGCTGGTGAACGAAGTTTGGCGCGGGCTGCCCGGCGATTTGTACTTTATCGACAAGCAGGGCGCGGACGACCCGCAATGGCAGGAGTTGGGCGGCCGCTTTATTTTGGTGTATCACGATGGGCATTAAGGAAAAAATCCTGCGGATCAGCATCAAGCTCGGGCAGGAAAAGGACGTATGGGATGCAAAAGGCAACGATACGCTGGTTGCGGAGGGGTTGCGTGCGTCCTGCCAAATCAATTACGGCAACGGCTCGCTGATGCCGTCGGCCAGAATCAAGGTTTACGGCTTGAGGCTGGAAACCATGATGAAGTTGTTGCGTGTGCGCTGGAATACGGAGCAGGCAATGATGAACTTGGTGCAGGTCGAAGCGGGGGGGCAGGGCAATATGGGTGTGGTTTACACCGGAAATATCACGTTTGCCTACCCCGATATGGGCGGCGCGCCCGATGTGGCCTTGGTTATCGAGAGCCATACCGCCGTTTTGTGGCAGCTGAAACCTGCCGAAGCGGTCAGCAACGAAGGGGAAACCGATGTTGCCGCCGTGATTGAATCATTGTGCGCGAAAATGGGGCGGAAATTTGAAAACAACGGCGTAAACGCGAAAATCAGCAATCAGTATTTGGGCGGCACGGAGTTGGACAAAATCCACCAGATTGCATCACATGCGGGAGTAGACGTTTATCTCGACAATGAGACGATTGCGATTGCGCCGAAGGGGCAGCCCCGAATGATTGATGTTCCGGTTTTAAGCCCGAAAACGGGGCTGATAGGCTATCCCGTACCCGATTTGCAGGGCGTCAAACTGCGCTGCCTGTACGACAAGGCTTTGCGTTTCGGCGGCTTGTTGGAAGTCGAAGGCAGCCAGATAGAAAGCTGCAACGGCAAATGGCGCGTTTTCGGCATGTCGCTCGATTTGGAGTGCAAAACGCCGAACGGCAAATGGTTTGCCGACATCAAAGCCGCCGATGTGGAGGATATGAATGTCAAAGTCGCAAAGTAACTGGGCGCAATATGGCGCGGAACAGGCGCAGGGCGGCGCGGGCGAAATCGGCGCAATCGTCTCGGGCATCGTCTCGCGCATCCAAACCGTCACGCTGGTGCGGGTGGTGAAAACCAAAGCGGGCGGGCTGGCCCCCGTCGGGCTGGTGGACGTGCAGCCGTTGGTTGCCCAAGTCAGCGGCGGCGGGGAAATTACGCCGCACGGCATTATCTACAATATCCCGTATTTCCGCCTGCAAGGGGGCGGGAACGCCGTGATTATCGACCCCGAGCCGGGGGATATAGGCATGTGCGGGTTTTGCAGCAGGGATATTTCCGCCGTCAAACAGAATAAAACGCCGTCTGCGCCGCAAAGCCTGCGGCGTTTTGATTTTTCAGACGGCCTGTATTTCGGCGGCTTCCTGAACGGCACGCCCAATCAATACATCATGTTTTCCAAAGGCGGCATAAAACTGTTCTCGCCCGGCGATATTGAAATGGAGGCGGGCAATATCCGCCTGAAAGCACAAGGCGGCGTGAGCAGCACCTCGCAAACCTTTCAGGCCAATACTCAAGCCGCGGCGCAATTTACGGGCGGCGGCGGGATTTCGGCTGACGGCGATGTGAAGGCGAATGATGTCAGCCTGATGCACCACGTCCACAAAGGCGTGCAGCCCGGCGGCGGCAACACGGGAGAACCGCAATGAATACCCTCTATCTTGACCCGCAAAGCTGGGATTTGGTTTTAGACGCGGCGGGCAATATCGCGATGGCGAAAGACCCCTACGCCAAGGCGCAGGACGTGGCCTCGGCGTGCCGTCTGTTTGCGGGCGAACTGTATTACGACACAGAAAAAGGCATCCCTTATTTTGAAGAAACGCTGGGCAAAAAGCAGTCGTTCGCGCTGTACCGGCACCGCCTGATACAGGCGGCAATGACTGTTCCCGGCGTGGCGGCGGCAGATGTGGAGATGGAGCAGATGAATGATCGCGTCCTGTCAGGCCGTCTGAAATTTACCGACGACTCGCAGAAACAATATGAGATAACGCTATGACGAACGTACCTAAAATACAGATTACCGACAGCGGCCTGAAGCTGCCGACCCATCAGGAAATTTTATCGGGCGTGCTGGCCGACATCAATGCCGCATTCGGCGGCGGGCTGAATACCGAAAGTCTGGAAACGCCGCAAGGGCAGCTTGCTTCGTCGCTGGCCGCTGTGATTGCCGACAAAAATGATTTGATAGCCGAACTGGTCAATCAAATCAATCCCGATTACGCAGACGGCATCATGCAGGATGCGATTGCCAAAATCTATTTTTTGGAGCGGAAAAAAGCCGTGGATTCGTCTGTTGAATGTGAATTTATCGGCCTTGCCGGAACAATCATCCCTAAAGGTTTCGCAGTATTGGACACACTCGGCGTGCAATGGATATTGAGGGATGAATCCTCTATTTTGGAAGGCGGCAGGGGGACGGGTATTTTTACCGCCGCCGGCGTGGTGTCGGCCGCCGCCAATACGGTAAACCAACCTGTCAGGACAATTACCGGGCTTGATCGCGTCAATAATCCGCGTCCCGCCGTCCCGGGAAGGGAATTGGAAAGCCGCGCGGATTTCCGCCACCGCCGGCAGCAGTCGGTGGCCGCAAATGCACACGGAACGCCGCAGTCCGTGTATTCCAACGTCGCGCAGCTTGACGGGGTGAGTGATGTGTATGTGGTCGATAACCCGAAATCGGTACCGGAAACGCACAACGGGCAGACCATTAAGCCTCACAGTATCTATGTTGCCGTTGTCGGCGGAGACGACAGGCAGATAGCCGAAACCATCTTGCGCTTTGCAGGTTGCGGATGTGATTTCACAGGCAATACAACCTTGACCGTGCATGATGAAACGTACACAGACCCGAAACCGGCTTACGAGGTCAGTTTTACACGTCCCGCCCCTGTGCCTGTTTATTTTCGCGTCAGAGTTGGAAGGGGTGCTGTTATCGGATATCAGGATGTAGTTAGAAAGGCTGTTGTAGAAGCATTTAACGGGGTGGAAAAGACGGGTATCGGCGGGCGGATTTATGCCATGCGTTATGTCTGCCACATTGCGCGCGCCTTAACGTCGGCACAGGTAACCGATATAGAGGTCGGGCTGGCAAGGGGCAGCATGGGTAATAGCGCACAAGTCGGAATCCATCAGTACCCGACTATCGAGGCGGAGAATATAGAGGTTGTACCCGATGCGTAATCTTCAGCAAACCATCATCAGTCAATACGCCAACAGCCCGATTATTTGCGGGATGATTGAGCAGTTTAACCAGTGTATTGATCCGCGTGCCGATGCGATGGAGTTTTACCGTGATATTTGGGACATCGAAACGGCAAAGGGTTACGGCTTGGATATTTGGGGGCGGATAGTCGGCATCGAACGTTATGTTTTCATCACATCACACGATGAAAACGTGGGTTTTGCCACCGGTTTTACGCCGTTCAATTCCGGTACTTGGAGTAGCGGGGAAGATGATGGTAGAAAATACAGGATGGATGATGAAACGTACCGCAAAATCATCATGCTTAAAGCCATGAGCAATATTACTTACGCCTCCGCTCCCAATATCAACCGACTGCTCAGTGTCATGTTTGAGAAACGTGGGAGGGCATATTTTGTCAAAAACGGCACAATGGCCGCCCGTTATGTTTTTGAGTTTTTCTTGCTGCCGACGGAGCGGGCGATTATTCGGCAAAGCGATTTATTGCCCCGCCCAAGCGGCGTATTACTAGATTTTTACGAGCCGGAGGTAGATAAGACCTTCGGCTATATCGAAGCCAATTTGGCACCCTTCGGCGAGGGTGCTTTTTTTATGGGAGTTTAAACCATGCCGCAACCAAAATTATTAAACAAAGCCTGGGCTTCAGACGGCCTGAAAAACAGCATTCCAGATACTCGAAGCGGTGGGATGCCGCTGGAGGGAGCCACCTATACTGACGGCTTCCCCAGTATCACAATGACACCAATCGCAACGGGCGGAAAACCGCCCAGCGGGAAGGATATGAACGGCATTTTATATGAATTAAGTGCGCATATTGTTTGGCAAAATCAGGGAGGCCGATACAAATATGATGCAACACTGGCAAATGCCATCGGGGGATATTCCAAGGGGTGTGTTGTATTGAATGATGCGGGAGATACTGAATACATCAGCACCGTAGATAGAAATAAAAATAACCCAAATACTAATAAATCCGGATGGCGCGTTTACTCTTCGGCATTGGTTAATAATTTGACAACCAATGATGCAGAGAAGCCATTAACTGCCGCAATGGGTAAAAAACTGGCCGATGAAAAGCTGGGCAACAGTGGCGACCAAACCATTACCGACGGCACATTGACAATCGGCCGCGCGAACACGTGGAATAAAATTATCATGCCGTCCGGACGGGGTAATTGGATATTTGAAGCCAACCCCGCTGCCGCCGAAGCAGTGGCCGACAGCATCCGAATTAACTTTAAGTTCGAAGAGCCCGGCAAAAAAGCAAAAGTTTTGCGCTTCCATCAGATTGGCGCGGCGGGCGAGACGGTGGCCTACCAAAGCTGGGTGGCCGCAAAAGCGGCAGAAGCGGCAGCGGGAAAAGCAGACACCAAAAAACTGACCGAAGAAGACCTTAACAGCATCACTTTCCCTGGCATATATGGGCAAATACTAAACATTTATGCCACTCCGGAGCGAAATTACCCTACAGCGAAAGCAGGCAGCCTGTTGAGTATGCCGTCTGCCTATAACAGCGACACAGACCTGGCATCGCATCAGATTTATATCCCGTTTGATGCTGATGAGGTATGGCGGCGCGGCAAGCGCAACGGCGGCCGCTGGACTGAGTGGGCAAAGATCACCGTATCGCCCGCCGAACTGGAGGAGGCTGTCAGAGCTGCGGCCGGCCAAGCCGTTTTGTTGACAGGCGCGCAGACGGCACGAGGCGTGAAAACCTTTTCAGACGGCCTCAAAACGGCCACTCCTGCGGCAACAAGCAACGATACGTCGGTGGCGACGACGGAGTTTGTTAGGCATGCGGTAGATTCGTCCTTGCCGTCGGGGGCGGTGATGTACTTCGCGATGCAGGCTGCGCCCGCAGGCTGGCTGAAGGCCGACGGTTCGGCCGTTTCGCGTACACAGTATCCCGCCCTGTTTGCGGCCATCGGCACGACGTTCGGCGCGGGTAACGGCAAAACTACCTTCAATCTGCCTGACCTGCGCGGCGAGTTTGTGCGCAGCTGGGACGGCGGGCGCGGCATAGACCCGGGACGCGCATTCGGGTCGGCGCAAGGCGACGCCATTCGAAACATCACCGGTTCGATCGATACAGGAGCCCAAGGCGGGCATCAACTCTTTGACGAGGCCACCGCCACGGGCGCACTGGCTATCAGCCGGCGGCAGTGGAAGGCATGGACCAGCGATACTCAAGACGGCAGAAACAACCCGTCAGCATTTGACTTCGACGCATCACGCGTCGTCCCCACCGCCGCCGAAAACCGCCCGCGCAATATCGCGCTGTTGGCCTGCATTAAAATCTAAGGAGGCAGCATGGATAAATCAGCAGGCCGTCTGAAGGCAGTATCAGCCTACGCCAAATCCGTCGGCATTGCCGCCGACCAACTGATTAACGCCGTGCTGGGCGGTTGGCCGGACGAGACGTTTTCCGCCCGCGCCTACCGGCTCGGCGTGCTGGATGGCCGCGCGGGTTGGCGGCGTGTGGTTTGGGTCATCAATAAGCTGTTTTTTTGGCAGCGCAACCATTGCCGAGGCGCGTATGCAAAAGAACGCGAGCGGAAGCATAGGCCTACCAAAATATAATTTTTTCAGATATTCACCTAACAGGCCGTTTCAGACGGCCTTTTTTTTACGGAGGAAACCATGCCACTTGAAACATCTGCCGCAGCCGGCGGCTATCTGGTCAATATCGGTGTAGTCGGCATCGCCGGCACGTTGTTCGGCCTGCCGCTGGACGCGCTGATATTGGGCGGCCTGACGGGTGCGGTGGTGCAGGGTTTACGCCCTGCATCCACCCGCCGTGCAGGCTTTTTTTCCATCATGCTGTCTATGCTGTTGGCAGGAGCCATCGCGCCCCTGTTGATGGGCTGGACGGCGAAACACATCGGCCTGTCGGACGGCGGCGCGGAATTGTTGCGCCCGCTATTGCCCGTCGCCATCG